GTCAGATGATAAGACTACAAATGAATTTCCTACAACAGAGCAAAGATTAGCTGTATGTAATTCTCAATATAAAAATAAAACAAAGGAGAAATATTCAATGAATGATATTGAAAAAATGGGCGAAGCTATAAAATCTTTGACAGATGTTATCTCGTCTAAAGCAAAAAAACCAGAGATGGTAGAAAAACAAGAAGATCATTTTGATCGTGAAGATGCGGCAGAAGCAAGAGCAGGAGAGATAGGTTGCACAGGAACTCATAGAGTTGATGAAGATGGCAATGTATTTTATATGCCTTGTGGTTCGCATGAAGAATATTTAGAAGCAGTAGGCAAAAGTTATAATGATGAAGAAGATAAATATGATAAACCTAAAAAGAAAAAACCTACAAAAAGTGTTTGCGTTTGCCAAGATGATGGCATTTGCCAATGTGATACAGAATTAAAGAAATTAACTTTTCATTCAGAAATAAAAGCTGAAAGTGAAAAGGGAATATTTACTGGATATGGTTCAATATTTGGTAATGAAGATCAAGGTAGTGACATTATGCAGAAAGGTGCATTTACTAAATCATTAGTAAACAAACCAGCATCTAAAGTAAAAATGTTATACCAACATAAAACAGATGAACCTATTGGAGTCTTTACAGATATGTATGAAGATTCAAAAGGATTATTTGTTAAAGGACAATTAGCTATGGGTACTCAAAAAGGTCGTGAAGCATACGAACTTTTAAAGATGGGTGCATTAGATGGTATGTCAATAGGATTTAGAGCAGACCCAGAGAAACAAGGCTACAATGAAAATAAGAGAGGAGTAAGAACTCTTAAAGAAGTTGACCTTATGGAAATCAGTTTAGTAACTTTCCCAATGAATGAAAGTGCTTTAATTGAAACTGTAAAAGGGAATGCTAAAAATATTCGAGAGTGGGAGAAAATCTTGCGTGAAGCAGGAAATCTTTCTCGGACAGAGGCGAAGATTGGTGCGAAAGCATTATCGGAATCTTTATCACAGCGAGATGCTGGTGATGACAATAAACAATTAGCTGACTTAATAAATAAAGTTGCTAATATAATTAAACAATAAAACCAAAAGGACAATTATGGACAACAATGAAGTAAAATCTGCTGTTGAAACTCTTGGAAAAACTTTTGAGTCTTTCAAAGAAGCAAACGACGAAAGACTTGCACAAGTTGAAGCTAAAGGAACTGCTGATCCAGTAACAGAAGCGAAGTTATCTAAAATCGAAAAAGATATGGATAAATTTGCTGATATTGAATTAAGCATGAAAGCTCAATCTGAAGCACAAAAGAAATCTGCAGAGTCAATGGCTAAATTAGAAACTATTATATCAAGACCAGGATTTGCAAATGATTCAAAAATGGAATCAAAGCATGTTCAGATTTTTGACAAATGGTTAAGAAAAGGCAAAGAAAACTTAACTCCAGATGAAGTAAAAGTATTAACTGTTGGAAACGATACAACAGCTGGTTACCTTGCTCCACCTGAGTATGTAAGAGAACTAATCAAAGGAATAGTTGAATATTCTCCAATTAGATCAATCGCTAGAATCAGAAGCACATCGCAAAGAAGTATCCAAGTTCCTAAAAGAACTGGAGAGTTCACTGCACAATGGGTTGCTGAACAAGGTACAAGAAGCGAAACTGCTGGATACACAGTTGGTTTAGAAGAAATTGCGGCACACGAAATGTATGCTTTAGTTGATATTTCTGAACAAGAACTTGAAGATTCAGTTTTCAATCTTGAAGCAGAGATGAACTCTGAATTTACAGAGCAGTTTGCAAAAGCAGAAGGTGCGGCATTCGTATCTGGAACAGCAGTAGGACAACCACAAGGTATTCTTACAGGCTTACCTGGTGCTAGATCACAAACATCAATCAATAACGATGCTCTTGCGGCAGATGATTTGATTAATGCGGCTCACAATGTAAAAGCAGAATATGCTAGAAATGGTTCTTTCATTCTGTCTAGATCAACTCTTGCGGCAGTTAGAAAAATGCAAGATGGTGAAGGACAATATGTTTTCCAACCAGGTGTATATGCTATGGGCGTTGGTTCTAATATTTTAGGACACCCTATTGTTGAGTGTACTGATATGCCAGCTGTTGCAAATGGAACTGTTCCAGTTGTATTTGGTGACTTCAGAAGAGGATATATGATTGTTGATAGAACTGTTTTATCAATTATGAGAGATCCTTTCACACAAGCAAGTTCAGGTAATGTAAGATACATTGCTAGAAGACGTGTTGGTGGTCAGGTTATTCTTGATGAAGCCTTAACTAAAATTACTATTCAGTAATTAATATTAATAATAATAGGAGAATAAAAAATGTTTGATATAAAAAACAACTTGAAAATCTTTAAAGGATTTTCTCCACAAACTAGAACAGCTGACTTGACAACACAAGCGTGTGACATGCAAGGCTTTCTAGGTGCTATGGTTATAGTACCAGTGGGTGCGTCAGGAGATACATTATCTTCGACTGTACTATGGAACTTTAAACTTTCGCATAGTGATGACGACTCTACATACACTGATGTTACATCTAATACTGATGTGACTGGTGGTACTTTGACAGGATCATCTTGGTTAAAACTTGATGCACCTGCAGATGCTAGTAATGTATATGGTATTGGTTATGTTGGTGGAAAAAGATACCTAAAGTGTACTGCAGTTAAAACTGGAACACACTCTAATGGTACAATCATAGGGATAGACTTTATTAAAGGTCACCCAATTTCTGCTCCAGTATATTCTGATAGCAATAATGGTGTTTAATAAAATTAATCTACATTAGTAGATTATATTGCAGGGGGAGGAAAGCGAGAGTGGAACTTCCCCTACTCTTACAAAATTTACAAAGGAGAAAAATATGAAAATAAAAATGAAAGAAAACAAAGTAGCAAGTGCTAATGAGTTTGGCTCTATTACTAAAGTGTATGCAAAAGATAGTGTGCATGATATGAGTAGTGTTTGGCAAATGAAATTAGCTACAAGCCTTATCAATAATGGTAAAGCTGAATCAGTAGCAAAAGAAACAACTAAAAAAGTTGTAACTGAAATGGAAACTAAAGTAGAAAAAAAAGAAAAGAGTATTCTTAAAAAAGTATTCGGTAAAAAAAAATAAGGATTAAATAATGAGTGGATTAAAAACAGATACAGCTTGGGCAACAAATGTAGTTAGTATTGCTGACTTTAAATTGTTTGCGAGAATTGATAGTTCTGATTCATCAGAAAACGCACTCATTGAATCCCTTGTATTTTTAGCACAAGATATGGCAGAAAGCTATACAGGTAGAGCAATAACTCAACAAGATTTAAGTTTGTTCTTGGATAGATTACCTTTTTATTCAGATCAAAGATTACCAGAGGGTGTATTTACAGCACCTGACTTACAAGCCAATCAAAACTTTATAGTATTACCTAAACCTAATTTGGTTTCAGTAACTCATGTTAAATATTATGATAATGATAATACAGCATCAACATTTGCTACAAGTAATTATTATGTAGATACAACAAGTGAACAAGGTAGAGTAGTTTTAAAGAATGGATCAAGTTGGCCGACTGCTTCTGAATTAAGAAATGCTAATGCTTATGAGATTAAATTTAGAGCAGGATATGGTAATGCGGCAAGTGATGTACCAAAACCTTTAGTACAAGCAATTAAAATGTTAGCTTTACATCTTTATGAAAATAGAGAGATAGCTACAAGTATGAATGTTAATCTTATACCTAATACAGTAGCAATGTTATTTGCACCATATAAAGTTTTAAGATTGAATAACTTTTTAGGAGTATAAAATGTCAGTATCTAGAGTAGGTAAAACTAAAAATTTAATTACTTTACAGAATGCTGATTTAAGTACAGATAGTATGGGTGGTTATACTACTGCTAGAAGCACTTATGTTACTGCTTATGCAAAGATGACACCTAAAGGTGGTAAAGAAATATTTTCTGATAAGACAGGGCGACAAATAGAAAACCCACACACATACGAGTTTCTTATAAGATATAATGGAACTAAAAGTGCCATAACAACAAAAATGAGAATATTATTTGGAACTAGAAGTTTTAATATAATTAAGATTAACGATCAGAATGATAATAATAATTACATTACTTTAGAAGCTATTGAAGATGTGGCGAACTAATGGATATTAAATTTAAAGTTTCTAATTTAAAAAAAGTTTTATCTCAATTAGATAAACTAGAAAAAGATATGGAAATACCTTTTCAAGAAATAGTAAAAGGTGGTGGACAGTTAATTAGAACAGAAGCAATTAAAAGTATTCAAACAGGTGCAAAGTCAGGAGTTATATATCAAATGTATAATCCTCGTAGAGAACATAGAGCATCTGCACCTGGACAAGCACCAGCAAGTGATACTGGAAATTTAGTAAGTAAAATAATTGTTAGACAAAAAAGTCAAGATGTTACAAGTGTAGAAAGTAATGCAAATTATTCTGCTTTTTTAGAATATGGTACAAGTAAAATGCAACCAAGACCATTTATGCTACCAGCATTTGAAAAAAGTAAAAAGCCAATTATTAATGCAGTATTAAATAGAGTTAAACAAAAAATTATGGAATATACTAAATGACAGATTTTGCAGTTACTTTACAAACAGCAGTATATAATGCTTTATTAGCAAGTAGTCCTCTTACCACAAAGTTAGGAGGAAATAATATTTACGATTTTGTACCAGAGAATACAGCATTTCCTTATGTTAAGATCGGAGATCAAACAATGGTAGATGATGGAACAAAAACAAAAAAGGGTACTGATTTTACCCTTATGATTCATACTTTCTCAAGATATAGAGGAAGTAAGGAAATAAAAGAAATTATGTCATTAGTATATGATGTATTACACGAATCAAGCCTATCAGTATCAGGTGCTATGAATAATATGAGATTTGAGTTCTCTGATATAATAAAAGAAAATGATGGGTTAACAACACATGGAATGCAAAGATTTAGAGTTTTTGTATTGACAAATTAAAAAATAATTAATAAAAAAATAAACAAGGAGAAACAACATGGCGGCACAAAAAGGTTCAGCGTTTTTATTGAAAGAAAATAGTAGTGGAACAGCAATAGTTATTGGTGGAATGAGAAGTACATCAATGTCTATTAATGGAGAAACAGTTGACATAACAGCAAAAGATTCAGCAACATTTGATGGAGCATCAGGAAACGATATAGGTAGAGCATTAGGAGCAAATATGGGAATTAGAAGTATGTCTTTATCTGCAAGTGGAGTATTTACAGACTCTAATGGAGAAAATAATGTAAGAGGTGCGGCATTTACTGGAGATTCATTAAATTACGATTTAGTGTTTGGAGATGGTTCAACTGTAAAAGGTGCATTTATAATTACATCTTATGAAAGAGCAGGAGAGTATAATGGAGAAGAAACTTTTTCAGTATCTCTTGAATCAGATGGTACAATGACTTACACGAATGCTTAATAACTAATAGGAAAAATGATATGGAATATACAAATGGGTTTAAAGTGATAGAAATAAAATTTCAAGGCGAGTCCTATAATGGTTTCTACAAGGTTACAAGAAAGGGAGTAGTTACTGTCGAAACAAGAAGTGATATTCCTGTTAAACCCTATGACCATATCACGATTGGTGTTACTGAAATGATTGTTCAAAAAGTTGAAGTTTATTCTACAAGAGCAGAAATTACTTGTGAAGATAAAGATACAAGTGATATAGTTAAATCAAATAAGACTTTGAAAAAACTAAAAAAATCTGAACCAAAAGAAAAAACATTAACTGAACAATTAATAGAAAAGGACACTAATGGCGAATCAGTATAAAGGCGAAGTCAAGGGTAAGCTGGGAGATAAAGAAAGAACTTTCAGACTTACCTTTGACAGTATAGTTAATATAGAAAACAGAACTGGTAAATCAATACTAGAAATTACCAACAACATGGCTCAAAATAAATACTCTTTACAAGATGTAGTTATTGTTATGCACGAAGGACTTCAGGGTGCTGGTGGTAAATTTACTCAATCAGCAGTTGGTGATATGGTTATTCAAACAGGATTACTAAAAATTGCAATACTATGTTCAGAAGTTTTAATGACAATATTTACAGGCGATAAAGCAGAAGAAGATTCCCCTTTAGTACAGGGGGAGAACGAGCCGAAAAATACCCAATCCAGCAATATCTAGAAATAGGTCTTGGTGTATTAAAATTCTCCCCTAAAGTATTTTGGGATTTATCAATAACAGAATTTATGTCAGCTTTGAATGGTTATCATTTAAAGAATGGCAAAAGTAAAACTAATAATCCATTAGTTAAAAACGAAATGGAAAATTTAATGAGACAATTCCCAGATTAATATTATGGCATCAAATTTAGCAACTATCAGAGTAGAACTTATTGCAAACGCACAAAAGTTTAAGTCTAATATAGACAAAGCATCTACCAGTCTTAAAAAAGTAAATAAATCTAGTGTTACTACTGCAAAAGGTGCATCTAAATTACAAGCTAAAATGAGAGATGTTGCAGGTTCTATTGCGGCAGTACAAGGTCCACTTGGTCCAGTAGCTGGTCGTTTAAATGCTATTGGTGCAATAATGGGTAGAGTTAGTCTAAAAGGACTGGCTATGACTGGAGCATTCGTTGCGGCAGGTTTTGCACTTACTAAATTAATTAAGAATGTTACTGCTGTTCAAACGCAGATGCTTAAATTAGAGGGTATCTTAAAAGCAACAGGTGGTGCGGCAGGATTAAGTTTATCTGAAATAGAAAATATATCTACTGAAATTGGTGTTGCAACTTTAGCATCAACTTCAAAAGTTAGAGATGCGGCAGGTATAATGCTAACTTTTAAATCTATAACTGGAGATGCTTTTAAAGACGCATTAAGATTAGCACAAGATTTAGCAGAAGTAGGTTTTGGAGATTTAAAAATGGGTGCTACTCAATTAGGTAAAGCACTTGAAGATCCAATCGTTGGTTTAGGTGCATTAAGACGAGTAGGTGTTTCATTTACTGATGCACAAAAAGAAATGATTAAAGTACTTACTATGACTGGAAGAAAAGCAGAAGCACAAAGAATTATTTTAGATGCGTTAGATCAACAAGTAGGTGGTGCTGGTGTTAAAGCCGCAACTGGTTTAGCTGGTGCAGTAGATTCATTAAGAGAAAAACTTGATATATTTTTTGAAAGAAGCAAACTTGGTGTTGCAATAGTTAATGGCTTAACAAAATCTATTAACTTTTTAGCAGATGCCTTTGGAAATGTTGATATAGAAGCAAAAAAATTAACAACTATTAAGCAAGTTACTGATGAACTTAAAGAGATGAAAGCCGAAATGGCAACTCTTAATAATGAAGATATGATTGGTGCTGAATTTAATGAGAATGATCGTGGTACAAAAGATCAACAAAGATATGCTGAATTACAAAAATTAATTGAAGAACATAAAAAACAATTAGACAATCTAATTAGTGTAGAGAATAGAAAAGCCCATAAAGAATCAGTTATAACAAAAGAAAAAGTTAAAGAAGATCATATGTTGCGTGATATACAAGAAAAAAACGCAAGAATACATGAGAGAACTACTGATAGACAAATAAAAGCATTTGGTAAAACACAAGCAGAATTAAAAGATTTAAACGACATATATAAAATACAAGATGAGTTAAGAAAAAAACTTGGTAGTGATGGTAAATTATCAGAAGCAGAAATAGCTGAACAAATGAAGATAGCTACCAAAGGTATAATGGAAAGAAATGCCGAGTATCAAAAGTTTGCTGATATACAAAGAGATTTAGATGCAGTAGCAAAAGGAGTTGGTTCAACATTCGCAAGTGTTGGAGATAAAATATCTGATGCTATGTTTAGAGGTAAATTACACACTTTAGATTTTAAAAATATTTTATATGAAATGGTAATAGCATTACAAAAAATGATTTTCAAAGTAATGGTATTAGATCAAATTCAAAGACAAATAGAAGAAAGAATGAGTAAAGGTAATATAATTAAAGATATACTTGGTGTATTTACAGGTGGGAGTACAGGAACTAATGTAGGTGCTCATGCAGGAGCAGCAGGTGGTGGAACATTACAACAAGGATCACCAACTTTAGTTGGAGAAAGAGGTCCAGAATTATTTGTTCCTAATAGTGCAGGTTCAATTAAAAATAATGCAGATACCAAATCTTCTATGAGTGGTGGTGGTGGAGTTAGTGTAGTACAAAATTTAAACTTTGCTGTTGGTATAACTAATACTGTAAGAGCAGAAGTTATGAATATGTTACCAGCAATTCAACAATCAACAATATCAGCAGTTGCAGACGCAAAGCAACGAGGTGGTAAATTTAGTAAGGCATTTGGAGCATAATAATGGCATCATACACACCTAGTTACCCTTTGACACTTCCTACTGTTACAGGAATTAAAACACAAAATTTTGGATTAAATAGAGTAGTAGCTGTTACTGAATCTCCATTTACTAATCAAGAACAAGTTTATGAACATGATGGCGCACAATGGAAAGCTACCTTTACTTTACCACCTATGAAGAAAGATAGTGCTTCTATATGGTTGGCTTTTCTTATGTCTTTAAGAGGTCGTAGAGGAACTTTTAAAATAGGAGATCAAGATAGAAAAACTATTCAAGGAACAGCAACAGGAACAGTTTTAGTTAGAGGTGCGGCACAAACTGGTAATGCTATTAATTTAGATGGCTTTACTGCAAGTAGAGCAAATGTTTTTTTAGCTGGAGATTATATTCAAATCAATAGTTATCTTTATATGGTAAGTGCCAATGTAACTGCAGATGGAAGTGGACAAGCAACTGTTTATGTTGAACCATCTTTAAGAACAGGCATTGAAGCTATTAATGATAATACAACAGTAGTTTATTCAA